ATTCTCAATTTATTTTTGGTGGAGCAACAGCATCTAATTTCTGGGTTATATCTGTAGACAGAAATAGATATAAAGAATCTTTATTACCAGGTACAATGACGTTGATTCTATCAAGCTCAGTAGCAGGTAATCCTCCTTTATATTTAACAGATAACAGTAATGCTGTATCATCAGTAGTTTTTAATGACGCAGGAAGAGTTTTCCAATTAGTTAGTGGATCATCAGGAAATGTTTATACTGGGTTAAATTCATATGGTTATAGTACAAATAATGGTTCATACGGTTGGTTCTTACCTGATATTGGTACATTATTAATTAATCCAAACGCTGTTAGTGAATCTATAAAGTTAGCTCCAAGTAGATCTAATAACTCAGATGGTCTAAATTATCAAAAACTATACGCTGCTATTAATTTAGGAAAAACATTTACAGCAAATAGTCAAGAAACAATTTCATCAGACTATATCTTTATAAGAGCAAGAAACGCAGAATTTAACTATTCAGAAAATCCAAGTTTTATTTCAGGTAGTACAGGTACAGTAATTTATAGTTCATTTATTAATAATCCTCAAACATTCCCTACAACAATTGGATTATATAATGATACAAATGAACTTTTAGCTGTTGCTAAATTATCAAGACCATTGTTAAAAGATTTTACAAAAGAAGCATTAGTACGAGTTAAGTTAGATTTCTAATGAATGGGTGCATACAAACAATTTTTAACTTCTGATATAATTGTAGCTCCTCATGAGGTATATAAGGAATTTACTTTTACAGGCGCAGCTCAATTTACAGGATCTAATGTAAATATAGACAGATATTTAGGTAAAAATATAATTAATTCTTTATTTATTTCTGCTTCTGATCCAAAAACCGGTCAAGTAACTTCTCAATTTCAAAGACTAATATATAATTCTATAAAAGAACTATATTACTCAAATTACCAAACATCAGTTTATGGAGACCCAGTTAGTAGACCAATTTTAGTTCCTGGACGAGATACAGAAGGAGATAGATATGTTGGATCATCAAGTAATCAAGCATATGATAATTATTTACAATCTAATTTAACATACCCTAGATTTTTTCCTACTGGATCAAATGCTCTTATAGGAGTTATATCTATTCCTAATTATTTATTTGGAGATTATATTCAACCAAACTCATTTATACTTCAAACAGAAAGTGGAAGTTATACAGATGATGGTGAAGGAAATATTATTAGTGGATCAGAAATAGTAGGAAATATACTCTATCCTCATGGTATTATAACATTGGTAGGAAATGAAAGAATATATTCCTCAGCAAGTAACGCAGCATCACTACCTGGAGCAGTTTATGCCTCAGCACATTATGCCGCTAATGTTTATGGACCTGGTGTTTCTGCTAACTCAGTTATAAATTATTGGACTAGTAGTTTATTAAATGTTATTACCTCTAGTAATGTTACTTGTTCATTCTCTAGTTCATACACTATATATGAAACACAATATAAATGTACCATTAGAGAAAATGAATTTAACAGTACTTTAAATCCAAGTGCTATATCAGGTAGTTACAATACAGGAAGTAGATCTGGAGTTTTAAATGATAATGTAACTGGTTCATATTTTGATCCATATATTACAACAGTAGGTTTATATGATGAAATGCAAAATTTATTAGCAATAGGTAAATTAGCTCAACCGCTTCCTTCATCACCTACCACAGATACAACAATTATAATAAATCTAGATAGATAAAATATGAATAAATGGTTTTCACAAATAAATGATGAGGTTATTAAAGAATATAATTCAATAGAAGATTTTCCTGAAGATACTTATGGATTTGTATATATTATAACTCATACACCTACAAATAAAGCATATGTAGGTAAAAAAGCTTTACAACATAATCTTACTAAAAAACTTACTAAAAAAGAGCTAGCCGAACAATCAGGGCCAGGTCGTAAGTCTACTTCTAAAAAAGTACAAAAAGAATCAGATTGGAAAACATATCATGGTTCTGCTAAACCTATTATCGAAATGATAAAGGCAGGTAAAGAAGATGAGTTTACTCGTGAGATACTAATACTCGTTCCTAACAAAAAACTTTTAACATATTATGAGTGTAAAATACTATTTACATTAGGAGTACTAGAAAATCCAGACTACTACTTTAACGATAATATATTAGGTAAATTCTTTACTAAAGACTTTTTGTCTTAAGTTTGGCTTATAAGATATAATTTCATATATTAGTACTTATGACTAATAATGCTCTAGTATTCTTAATTGATTCTGTCTTAGGTAAAGGTAAATCTACATCTAAAGGTAATAGAGCATATCATTGCCCCGAATGTAAACACCATAAGTTAAAACTAGAAATTAACTTAAATGAAACATCACCCCATTTTCAATTTTATCAGTGTTGGGTGTGTGGATTTAAAGGTAAAAAACTAACTACTTTATTTAAAAAACTAGAAGTAGATACTAGTAAAATTAGTCAGTTAAGACTGTTAGTAAAAACCGACGGTAAACAAGTTGAAGTAATTGATGATAAGAGAGCAGAATTACCTAAAGAGTTTATTTCACTTGTTAACCCACAATTAAATAGTTTAACCGCTAAAAAAGCTATATCATACATTAAAAATAGAGGTCTTACTAAAGAAGACATTATTAAGTATAATATAGGTTATTGTGAGTTTGGTATATTTTCTAATATGATTATTATTCCATCGTACGACGTGAATGGAAATCTTAATTATTTTACCGCAAGAAACTTTGATAAAAACTTACCTATTAAATATAAGAATCCTGATGTTACTAGAGATATCATTGGTTTAGAGCATTTTATTAATTGGAATGTACCTATTATTTTATGTGAAGGTATGTTTGATGCTATTGCTATTAAACGTAACGCGATACCTTTATTAGGTAAAACAATACAGAAGAGTTTAATGAAACGTATTATCAACTCAACAGTTGAAAAAATTTATATTGCCCTTGACAAAGATGCTATTAAACAAGCATTAAATTTTTGTGAAATATTAATAAACGAAGGTAAAGAAGTTTATTTAGTGGATCTTGAGGACAAAGATCCAAGCGAGATGGGTTTTATAAAATTTACAAATTTAATTCAAAATACTTTACCATTAACCTTCTCGAATTTACTCGAGAAAAAACTACAAACAATATGATTGAAAAAAACGTAAATATCAATAAAAAAAGTGTTAAAAGATTAGTAGAAATAGATTCTAAATCTAAACGAGTTAATATATTAGATAACAGGTATTATAGTAGAAATAATAAACTATATCCATCTGTTACAAGTATATTACAATTTATGCCTAAAAATAAATTTTTTGAAAATTGGCTTAAAGATGTAGGACATAATGCTGATTTTATAGCTAAAAAAGCCGCTGAAGAAGGTACACAGGTTCATGAAGCTGCTGAAAGATATCTTAAAGGCGAAAAAATACAATGGATAGATGAAAATGGAATATCTAAATACTCTTTAGAAGTATGGAAAATGATACTCAAATTTCATGATTTTTGGTCTACATATAAACCAACTTTAATTGAGAGCGAAATCCATTTATTTTCAGATATATACACATATGCAGGTACTTGTGATTTAGTAATAGAATTAGGTGGTAAAAAATGGCTACTAGATATTAAAACCTCAAATTCTTTACATACTAGTCACGACTTACAACTTTCAGCATATGCTCAAGCATGGAATGAGTTATATGAGGAAAAAATTGACAATGTAGGTGTATTGTGGTTAAAGTCATCAAAACGTGGTGAAGATAAAAAAGGCGATAAAATTCAAGGTAAAGGTTGGGAATTATATAAACCTGAAAAATCTATTGAAGAAAATTTAAAATTATTCGGATATATACATGAATTATATAAGTTAGAACATCCTGAACCTAAGGCATCAGATGAACAACTTCCAACAGAAATTCAAATTGTTTCAAGCATTTAACATATTTATACAGGACTTGACTTAATCAAGTTTTATATGTACTTATAGTTAAATTGTAAATTAAATGCTTTCATTAGTTAAAGAACTTATACAACCTTTATTACAAGAAGGATGTGGTTGTCAACATCCACAACCACCAACAGATCTTAAACAAGCTATAGTACTATTAACTAAACATATGCTTGATCGGGGTTTAAATATCAAACCTTTACCTAAATTAAGAATAGTAAACAGTGATGTTGAAAACGCTGAGAACATTTTAGGTAAAACAGCATATTATAATCCAAGCGATTGTTCAATCACTTTATATACATTAAATCGCCATCCAAAAGATGTGTTACGTTCATATTCACACGAAATGATTCATCGTATTCAAGACAACGAAGGAAGACTAAATAATGTTAACACTACTAATACTAATGAGGATTCTAACTTACAAGAGTTGGAAAAAGAAGCGTACCTTAACGGAAACATAATTTTTAGAAATTGGGAAGACTCAATTAAAAATAAATAACTATGAAATTTAAATATAGATTAATAGAAAATGACGGTGAAGAAAGCGGATTAAAAAGTTTTAGAGGTAAAAACGCATTGTTTTTAACTGGTGAAAAAGGATTAACTGCTGATGAACTTAAAAAAATTATAAACGATCCTAAAAATTTAGAAGGTACTTTTGCCAAATACAGTGGTGGATTAAAAGAACTTAAATTAAACGTGTTTGGTGATAGACCAAACATTAGAGCTACTTTAAAAGCAAATATTGAAATATATAACAATAATGGTAAATCTTTTTACACTGAAATAGAAACTACAACAGGTAAAAAATTTGATAAAAAAGGAGCTATTATTAAAAAAGAAAAAGTAAAAGGAGAAGAAATAGAAAAAACACTATTTGTTTTTCCACAAAAGAATATACACAACGAAGAAATAGTTGAGGAATATTATAAAATAACAAACAATGAAGACGAGAAATTTAAAAAATCTAGTCTTAAACCTACCACAGTAGACGATCATACGCTTAAGTTTCATGTAGGAGATGAAGCTTTTCTTAAAAAAATATTAACAAAATCTGGTTTACCTAAAGAAAAATATACTTTAAAAATAGAAAAAGACGATTTAGAAGAAAATTTAAAAAAATTAGTAAAAGAAGAAATTAAAAAATTAGTAAAAAGAAATTTATCTACAGCTGAAAAATTAATCAAACAAGCTGAAAAAGAAGGTCATATAAAAGGAGATTATTCTCAAATGGTTTTAGATACTGCTAAAAAAATAGCTAAAAAATGGGATGAATTAAACCCTGAAGAACAAAAAGTAATGAGAGATACTTATTATCAATCATTTTTAAAGAAAATTAAAAAATAATTTATGTCTGAAAACGTTTTAAAAAA